GTCTCCCGGTCATTGTCATCGTTCTCAATCATGGCCTCAGACTGATCTCTAGCGACCAGCTTGGCGTATAGTTCGTTAATGCCCAGCATGAACACGTCAAGGACGCGCTCTTGACAGTCTGACCACGCCTGGCCCATCCAGTGACGCCCCGCGATATGGCTCGTGCCGAACTCCTGCCACATGCCCCACGGCACGTGCTTATTAGGACCAACCGAGGTGATTAGTGCCTCTCCGCCATCCTCTGCCGTGCCCCACTGGTTGCGGTACACGATTGAGTCCCTCAGCGTCCCGACCTCTGTCGGAGCCGTGCTCTGCATTGCCTCAACTATTACTTGAGCGGCAGGTTTTGCACACTTGACGAGGTAAGACCTTGCGGCCTTGGGCGCGATCTGGGTAAGCATCTCGCTCAATTCTTTTAGCCCCGTAATTTCTATGGTCTTACCCATTGGTATGTATAACCTTAAGAGTCACAGAGCAACGGTATAAACGAGTGTCGTCCTCGAACATGTCCGGGATAGACTGAACGTCAGTAAAGAGCACATTCGTCCCATCAGGCAGCGTACCCACATACAAATCGAACAGTTCGTGAATGGCTTGAATCGCATAAGCGGCATCGTGATATGTCAAACCCCACGTCGAGACATCCACCAAGGATTCGGTCGCCAGAATCGACTTTGCACCAACATCGACTCCGGCATACTTGCTGTTGACGACGGTGTAAGTGACAGCAGGGACGGTGAAGTTTAGAGGCAACACAGCTTGCATTACCCGATTGCCGACTATTGCTGACAGCGCCGGGGCATTGACCATGGCTTGATAAAGTCCCTCGTATAGCATTTATGCCGCCACCTCGTTTAACACATAAGCTATGATTTGCAATTCGCGGTGCCGGAAATCCTTATCGAGCAAAGCCTGTATTACAAACGTCGTGCCTTCGCACACAATGCGGTCTGCAACTGAAATAGTCACTGAGGGGGTGTAGCGAATTACGATGTTATATGCAGACTGTGCGAGAAACTCCCCAGTGTTGTACAGCAGTTCACCACGGAGAACATCTATAGAACCCCACAGTGTCGCATAAGTAGTCCACGTGGTCAGCTCACCGCCAGCGTTAGGCGTACCGCCTAGCTGCTGAAAGCAAAGCCTTTTGTTGAGCTTTCCGCCCGGTGTAACCGCTGGATACGTCTTGGCCATTAGCGGAGATACCCCACTGGTTGAGACTTATAGCCTTTGAGGAGTAGCGAAGCTGCGTTATTTGTAGTCATTGAGTCGCCGCGATTCTCCCACCAGTCGGTGATGAGCAAGCGCATTGCAACCAGAATTGTCTCCGGCACGAACGTGTCATACCCGGCGACAAATTGAATCTGCACAGCGTTGCGAATTGTCCAGTTGAACGGCCAGTAGTAATTGCTGACCGGGTAAATGCAACCGGGGTTGGATGCGGTGTCAACGGTGTATAGTGATGGGTCAAGCGTCTGGTATGTGCCGCCGTATGAGGGCATGTACTGCACGGACGTTATCGACTGCAATGGAGCTTTAGGGATTCTCAGAACCTGATTCTCTGACCACCAGTTCTGGAATCTGTTGATGGTGTTTCTGGCCGGACCAGTATTCTCCTGCCAGCCATACGGAAAGGAGTCCAGCCAGTATGTCCAATTGCTTGTAATCAGAGAACGGCCAGTAATTGTCTCCGCTCTCTCACGGGCAGCAGTGATCAGACCCGTAATGAGCGTGTCATCGGTCGTGTCGGTCGTGTCGATTTTCAGGAAGTTCTTTACGTCAGCAAGAGCCAGAGGTTCACTGCCCGTGTTTGAATTCCATTGTAAGGATATGGACATTTATAGCCTCTTGGTTTTACGCACGGCCTTTTCATAGGGCGGCTTCGTTGCGGTCTCTACTACTGGTGTGACCGTCACAGCCAGACCAGCAGCTAACCACTCGGCGGCAATCTCGTCGGGCACGTCCACGACAGAGCCGCGAATCATCATCGTTGGGATGTACAGAAATGACTGGGTGAGTTTAATTAGCATGGATTCCTTGGTTATGGGGGCTGGGTTGAGCAGCCCCCGGTTATGGTTTAGGCGTGGACGGTGAGGGACAGGACCGGAGGCATCCCAGCGTTAAGGACAACACCACCCGCACGGGCAAAGGCCACGTAAGCGACCTGATTCTGTGCCATGTAGAGTTGGTCAAGGAACTTGACGCGGATGCCGGGGTTTACCTCGCGGAGCATATAACCCTGTTTGAAATCGCCGAACTGCATAGCAACGGCAGAGGCCGCTACGTTGGGCAGGTACTGGTTAATCTTGACTGGGTAGCCCAAGATTCCACCGGCGTAACCTGTGGTGGGAGCATCAGTGTACGGAGTGAAGATTGGACGACCGTTGTTGTCGAGAATCTCCAGTACATAGCCCATCGTGGCCGTGTTGAAGGCCAAGCAAGCATCAGCCGTATACGCCGGGTCAAGCGTGGTGATAAGGCTGATAATGTCCTTGTAAGTGACCGTGCCTGATGCGCCACTCGTGACACCAGCAGTGATGGAAGTCAAGCCAGCGATGTTGGAGCCGTTGCCGGTCGTAATCCACTGAGACACATTGCGGATGTAGCGGGTATAAATGTCCGAAACTACCTGAGCCTGAATGTCGAACGCAGCATCCGTAATCAAGCTGTTATCCAGTAAGAGCGGGTTGAAGCGCAGGTCATCAATCGAGATGGTGGGACCGGCAGATACAGTCGGGTCGGTCGTAGTCAGACCGGCAGAGTTGAGTACCCAGGCGTTTGACAGGTCATTCCAGTAAGGGACTTTCACGGGAGCGCCGGTCTCGGTTGCCATCTTGCCAACGAGGTCATAAATCTGCCCCGGAGACTTCTTGGCGACCACAGGCTGTGCGACAAAGGTTGGAATCAGGATGCCATCAGCGGACACCTGAAGTTCACGAGTTTCAATCTTGCCGGTACGAAGGTAGTTGCGGAATGCCTTGCCGGTTGCTTCTTGGTCTACGGCATCCGAAGAGCCGGTATTAGAAAGATTCAACGCCTTGGCGCGAGTCTCTTCGGTGCGCTGCTCTTCGGCCTCAAAAGACTGAATCAGAGAATCCAGACCCTTGGCATCGGCCAGCATGGCTTCCACCTTGGTGCGTAGCTCGGTGGTAAACAGCTTCATGTCTGAGGGCACCAGTGCGTTTGCGTCAGCTACCAACTTGGCACGCTGTTCGCGGAGTACAATTGCTTTGCTCATTATGTAAAACTCAATAGGGGTTGCCTATTCACTGCGTTGTTGCTTTACGGCTTGCGGCGTGCAAGCTCTGGCGGGTTGTTGTTATCTCGCTTGCCCATTCAAGGGCCGCACTTGGCAGCGAAGTATATTGTGTTAAAACTCTTTAGCGACTTCTAAAGCCAGCATGATAGCTCTTATATTTTGGCAATCACAGTTAGGGTCATTGCAATCTTCATTGCTGCAAATGGCGCAAGCATCAGCTTGGCACTGCTCACAATCACACTGGCAGTCACCCTCTGCATTGTCATCGAGGGCCACGTCCGGGATGTCCGGGTTATCACGAGTTTCAGGGATGGTGATTTCCCCATCGGGAAACATACTCCGCAATTGAGCCGAGGGGCTTGAATAGGCGGGGAAGGTGACACCGACTGAGACTTCATAAAGTTCTGTATCCTTGACCGTGCGAATGTTTCTGCCTTCGGCGTCAGCAGTCCAGGAGTCGGCAACGGTGCAGAATCCGAAAGAGCAGCCTGTTACATCACCCCGGCTAACGCTGATCTTCAGATCTCGTGCCGCCGTGGTGTCGGGTAGATCGCACTCGAAGGCCAGTCCCTTGTTATCTTCATGAAGCCGCAGCGTGCCACTCGCCGTATTGCCAAGGCAATGGTCGGTGTTGTGATTAGCCAAAGCACGGATGGCTGTACCGGCTGTCAATGAAGACGAGAAGCAACCAGGAGACAGCATTTCGCGGAATCCGCCCAGGTCTTCCGACAAGGAATTGAATCGTGCGATGTACCCCGTAAGGATGTTGCCAGTGGTTTGCAAATCCGATGTAGTTGACCTAATTTCGCGTTTCTTCATCTGTAATGTCCTTCAACTTTTCTTTAGCTCTAATTTCGGCGGCGTCTTCTTCAATAGCGAAGACAAGACTTTTCAATAACTTTCTGAATTCGGCGTCGGCGGTTGTCTTGCCGATCCTGGTCTCAAGGCCGGTGAGGTATTTATCAATTGCCTTTTGTTCGGATGGACCGGCCATATTGCCGATTCTGAAATATGCACCGGCTGCGTTACAGACCGGCGTCAATGTCTGAGCTATCGCGGCTGTATCTTTCCTGCTGCGACTCTGGAGTCTGCTGTATGCATCATTGAAGAGAGGCTCAAGCACAGACCTTGGCTGCTGTTTCTGAACCTGCTGTATCATCTGCGTTGCTTTTGCTGCTTGCACAGTCTCAGGGTCGTTGTTGTCAGCGTCAGTCTTTTCATCCGGGCTGGTATCAGTGGGGTCGGTGTCTGTCTCTTCCGGCACTGAATCCTGCGCAGCATCGACATAGTTTAACGGACGAATATATACGTCACCGCCCTCGACAGACTCCATGCCCAACTGCTCCCTGATGTCGTTGGCCGACAGCCAGCCGCCCATTCTGCCCGCAGTTTGCTTGGCTGTGAGTGTCAGTGTGTCTGCTGCTAGAAGTCCATCCAAGTAGTGGCGGAGGGTGTACTGGTTAGCCGCACGACCCACCGAGGGGAGCAACTTATATTGAAATTCTTGCTGAATCTTAGTCAGCCACGGTTGCAATGAGTATGAAAGAAACTCTCTGTTCTGCGCTTCCACCGTCGACTTAAGAATTTTCTCTGTGGACCCCACCATGTAACCGGGCACGCGCATAAATGCAGCTATTTCGTCTCGCGTGTACTTGGATGTGGTCGTATACTCGGCAAGTGCATTATCGTCTGTCTCGACCGGGACAATCTTTACACCGTTTGGAAGATTGGCAACCCGCCATGCATTTGCACCCGTGGATAGCGCCTCTACATCAAGACGCATTTCTGTCATTTCTTCAGGCGTTAAGTCATGGTCAGCTTGCAAAAAGAAGCTATTACGCGCCCCATTAGCGTAGAATCGAGCGCCAAAACGAGCGGCTACCATTGCTAAACCGATGCACTGACGAGCCATCCTGATAAAAGCCGTTCCTTGCAAACCATCGAAGGAGAAGCCAACAATGTGAAGCATATCCTCAGACTTGATCGTTGCAGGTAATCCATCGGCGGTATCGGTTGTCTCAAAAGTGAGCAGGCCATTCTTACGAACCGGCTTTGTCTTCCAGGGGCACAGCGGCCACAGTGCTACAGGCCGCGCTCCGCTTGAATCGCGTTCAATCTTGGCGTATGCATTCGACCAACCGGCTGCTGCTGTCATGAGCGTTTGAAAGAACACCGTTGCGGACATTTGCGGGTTGGGCCGCTCGGTAAGCAGATAGTAGAGATAATGGTCAGGCGCCGGACGCTGCCCGCGTGGCATCTTCTCATACACACGCAGGGGCAAGGAACCAATCGACTCTGAAAGAATACGGACGCAGGTAAGGTACGTGGGAACTTCAAACGCTGTGCGCTCATTGACAGATTCATTACTATCGGTGAATGTCCCCATTCCAAGAGCGGTAAGTCCAGCGGCAAGTGAGACCCCAGATTGGTTAAGGTTCACGCCGTCACGCTTTTCGAGCGGGAAGCTAAGATTAAGACTAATCAATTCGTTCATTCATGCCGCCGTTTAGAAAAACGTGATTCTCGTATATTTACGCTCAGAAGATGGTGCTTGAATCGCCTGAGACAAAGCAATAATTGTTGCGACGGGACCGTCGATCTTATCCTCTGGCTTATTCTTGCGAGGGAAGATGTTGTCGTTAAAATCCGTCTTAATCTCGACGTTCCCCATTTGCCAGTTCATGCATGGGTTATTGTCGTGGTGCATCGTTCCATTCAGCACACCGGATTCGAGCCGTTTCATCGGTTCTGACAGGAATTTAACTTGCTGAGGAACCTTGACACGCATTATCCCTGTGCGTGATTCAAATTGCTGCGTTATGTCGGTTGCGCCCCACGGGTCATAACATAGAGCTTTGACATTGTATTTATCAACGTCCTTTATCAAGTCTGCGGAGATTCTTGCAAAGTCAATCTCCGCTCCCTCGGTTGAAACTAAATAACCGTCATGCACCCACTTTTGATAGTGCTGGCACGTTGGGTCGGTTGTCCTTGCTTCCGGCAGATAGAATCGCGGCACGATGTAATAGTGATACTTGCCGTCCTGCAACCTGCGAAACACCTTGACCACTGCCGCTATATCTACTGCCGAGGCCAAGTCAAGCCCTATAAAACACTCGCAACTCTTGAGGAACTCTTCGGTGAGGAATGATTCGTCTACACCTGAAGTTTGCCAATTAGTCGCATTCATCCATGCCGTTGTCGCGGTCATCCACTGGTTCAAATGCTTACAGCGGAAGATGTTTTGCTTCGCCGAGTTGCGGACAGCCTCGGCTTGGTCTAAAAGGAGTGCCTCTTCATCATTGCTAATACCCAGATTTGGGTTTGCCATAACGAGTGCATCACGAGTTGTCCAGTCTGTCTCCGGGTCTACCGTGTAAATAATCCCAAACAGCCGGTCGTTTTCTACCGTGCCGTCTAATACTCTCTCAACTTCCCTTTGCTTCTCAAGGCAAGGGCTTTGAGTTGAAACACCAGCCGTTGAAATCTCTAACAGGAGCGAGTTCTTGCGCTTATTGGCACCCGTCTTGAAGCAGTCGTACTGTACCGCATCTAATGCCTGATGCCACTCATCCAGCACCGCAAGATAGATACTCGCTCCGTCCTTTGGTTCTCGGATGACTGACTTAAAACGGGAACGAGTAGAACTCTGGTAGATGCTTTTTGCTGCTACTGTAATGCCATATCGCTTTGTGAGCTCCGGTACTTGCTCCAGCATCGCTTTCGCTGGCCTGAATACCTCATGGGCTTGCTCCTCTGACGCAGCACCGCAGTATGACTCCGCCCCAGGCTCACCATCGAAGAAAGTCATCCATATTGCAATGATGGCTGCTAATGGACTCTTACCGTTTCCACGCGGAACCAAGATGAAGGCTTCCCTGTACTTGCGTGTTCCATTCTCATCAATAAATCCGAAGATATTGCAGAGAATGAATACCTGCCAATCCTCTAACCTGAAACGCTGCCCTTGTAGCCGACCTTTTTCATGCCGCATTAACTCGGCAACCCTGCAAACCTCATTCGCAATATCCGGTACAAAATACCAACGACTCTCTGCGTTGCGGAGGTCAGTTAAGAAGCGTTTCGCTGCTAACTTTACCCATTTGCAAGATATAATCTTGCCGGTCGTTACCCGTTGGGCGTACAAAATTGCGCGTTCCGCGTAACTCAAAATCTCTATTGTCACTTACGCATCCCTATTAAATAATTCTGTGACTGGTGGTCTGCTAAAGTTTCCACGTGGTATTGATATTGCAAACTCGTCATCTACACTCGGTTTTACCGACTCTGCTGACAATCTTGTACGGGATGATGGGCTGAGTCCTAGCTCCGCTCCAAACTTTCTCATCTGATCAGCCGCAGTGTTGATAATCCCTATCAACGGATTTTGCATCGGATAACCCGTTTTGGTTCCGACAACCAGAACAGACTTCCCCTTGGTGCGTCTTAACTCGTTTAGTTCGGCTGTAGCCTCTGACCATCGGGAATACGCATCGCAATAGCTGGCAAGCATTGCCCGGTCTACGGAAGTCAGCAGTCCAACTGCTATTAGCTCCTTGCTTATGCGCGTCCACTCCCGCTTTGCAGTAGCATCGAGACAGGACGGGCAGGTGGGGATACCAGATGGCTTTGGTTCGTTCTGATTCAAAGGACGATGACCGGGATTTCCAGCAAGCTCTTTACTTATCGTGGGTTTAGGCTTTCTACCTGGCATTATTTACCTTGTCCGTCTCCGTCGAGACTTTCCAGCTCGTATCGAAGGCTGGTAGTACCAAGCTGTGGCAGCTCTGGGCGGAAGAGTGGTGGCCTGTCGAACGACGGCTCCCAGGTGGCGCAGCTCTCGTCCTGCGGAACCCTGACCGCGAGGCCGTGGTCCAGGTCGGCCAGCGTCTTCAGGAGCAAGCGGACTCCAAGCGGGGCAAGCTGCTCACGCCAGAGGCTCTCGGCTGTTTCGCCGGGTCGCACAAAGACGTGCTGCTGGGCCGCAATTGGCCCCGCGTCGATCTCGTTCGTT